CCCACGCGCTTCACCAGGATGCCAGGCCCGCCCTTCACCGTCTGCAATATCAGCGCCTTCATACGGCGCAGGATGTCAGGCGTCAACTTGTCGCCGTTACGCGGCGGCTGCATTCGCTGGTTATCGTCTCTGGCGTACATCAGGTATTCCCGAAAATGATGTTGAAGTCATAGGGTTGATACCAGTCCACCGTCTTGACGCCGACGCCGTCTACCACGTCGTCTGGCACGGTCCCGGTGTTGGGGTCGCGAATCTTCGCCACCACAATCCACGACTCGGGGTTGAACTCGAACGTCCAGTCGAATTCCCAGAGATGGGCGCGGCCAAGCCCGATATCGCGGCCTCGGAAGTTGCACGCGGTGCACAGCCAGTAGTAAGGCGGCGCGCCTGCCCAGAATGTGCTATTCACCTTGTTCAGCCACGTGAGCGCAATCTCGTTGGGGTACTCCACGTACAGGCTCCCCGTCGCCGTCATGGTGAGGTGCGGCACGCTCACGGTCTCGTTGATCGCCGTGGTGTACACCTGCCCGCGAAGTTCTTCGTTCGGGTAGTCGTTCGGGTACGTGTACGACAACGATATCCGGTTGCCGTAGTAATCAACGTCCGTCTGCTTCTGCTGGAGCGACGCGCCGCCGGAAAATATGAACGTGTTGGCAAAGTCCGCCACCGTCCCATACTCCACCGTCACATAAGCCTTCGTGGGCGAGTCGGGAGCCACGCGATACTGGCGCGTGCGGACAGCGAGATTCGTATTCCCCGGGAACTTGTCCCCGGGCTGCGGAATACCGGAAGCAGCAAACGCCTGCGCCTGCGGTGTCGGTGTCCCCGTCGGTGTCAGCTCCGTCACAAGGAACTTGCGCACAGCCCGGCGGATTACGCCTTCTTCCTCGACGTACTCAATGTCTTGAATATCGATATCGGAAACAACAGCCATATCAGTTCCCTACGTAAGCGACACTGTTCATGCCGGTGTTCTGCGCAATCTGCCGGAGCAGGTTGAGTTCCTCGCTATACCCGCCGCCGCCCATGGACTGATTAGCGAACGGCGTCCTATTCGCCTGCCCCAAGGGAGCCGACGGGACGAAGCCGCGCCGCTGCGCGTTCCGCATAATCTCCTGAGCGCGCGCCTGTTCGGCCTGCTGGCGAGCGGCTGCGTTCGCGGCCTTCCGCTCGTCGCGTTCCTTAATCGCCGCTTCTGCCGACTTGTCGTAAGCGTTTTGCTTGGCCCTGTCCGCGAATGCGCCGAAGCGCCCCTTCAGCCCGCCACGTTCGGCGCGCCGCTTCTCTACGCCCTCTGTAATGCCGTCCATGGCGTAATCGCGGATCGGGTTGAACCCGATCCCCTTCTTCACCCAGTCGGGTACCTTGTCCCACAGCCCCGCCAGCTTCTCCCACCCCACTACCAGGTAATCCGTCTTATTCAAAATCCAGCCAAGCGCGGAGTCCAGCTTGGCGAAGGCGGTATCAACAATCCCCTCCACACCGCCCATCTCCTTAATCCACTTCTCGGTATCGATGCCAAGCTGCTCGATATACGGCGAGATGTTGGCCGCGAGTTGAATACCCAAGCCTTCCAGAATCGTATTGAGCATGTCCATCGAATCGCCCGCGCGTTCGATATTGGCCAAGTCCAACTCAGACAGCGCCACGCCGAACTGCTGCATCTTGTCAGCCGCGTCGCTGATAGCCTGTCCCGCGTTCTCGAAGAGCACCAGCAACGCGCCGCCCTGCTTCCCAAAGATATCCCGCGCCGCCGCAATGCGCTGGGCCGGATCCTGGATTTGTGCAATCGCGTTGCCAATAGCCTCGAACCGCTGTTCAGGACGGAGCCGATTCAGTTGCTCCATGCTCAGCCCAATACGGGCGAGTGCATCAATAGCCGACTTCTCGCCGATGCTCGCGTTACCTAGAACGTCCTGCATCCGCTCGAATGCTGAATTCAACTTCTCGGAGTCGATACCCGCCAGCTTCGCCGCGTACTGTATGGCCTTCAACTTGTTATAGGACAGTCCCAGACGCTTGGCCATGTCGGAGGAATCGCCCACGGCGTCAATCATCCGCAGGGAAAAGTAACCAATAGCCGTTGCCGCCGCGCCCGCACTGATCGCGATGTTCCGCATCCATGTAACGGCCATGCCGCCCGCCGTCTTCAGGATGCCACCCATCTTCACAAGCGACGGCCCGACACGGTTCTTGACGTTCGCGCCGATAGAGTTGATGTGTTTCTGCGCTTTGCCCGCGTGGATCTGGGCATCCTTGGAAAATGCCTTGATGGCGTTGGAACCTTTGCCCAACTCCTGAATCAACGGCCCTGCCACGCCGGACAGGATAACGGACATTTTAGTTATGTTGGCCATGGCCTTTTCCTAAACTCGCGTTGTGCGCACGCGCGAACATAAACAGCACGTTCTTGATGTGCTCTGCCGACTGCACGCGCGGCGTCCAGTCAACCATGAACTCAGCCGGTCGACGCCCGCGCGCCTTATGCGGTCGCATGAGGTTGTACGACACCGCCGCCGCGTAGGCAGTGCGGATATCGTCGCGCGCTTGGCCATATGGCTCGATGCAGTACTCGGCCATATACTCAGCTAGTTCACTGATCGGTAACTCTTCAATTTCGTGAATCCAGCGGCCCATGAGCACCGATAACTGCACCATGAACCGGCGCGCTGGATTCTGTCTCAGTTTTTTTCCGCTTGCTCCACGCTTTCCTGTTCGGCATTGAACTCAAGGCCCTGGGCGAGGATGTAATCCGTGATCTTCCAGTTCATGCCCTGAATCACGTCCACCTCGCTATCGGTAAACAATCGCTTTCCGTTGGCGTCGCCGATCAGCATCACGAGGATCTTCGCGCGGGTGTTGTCGTCGTCCGCGCTGTCAACACTGCACAGCTTGCGCACGCGCTCCAGTTCGCGGGTGTTCAGTTCGCGCACATACACGCTGTCGCCCAGGTCGGGCGGGTGAATCTCGCGAACCTTGAAGATGCTCGCCTTCTGCTTGAGTCCGTTCTTATCGAGTGCCATGGTTGTCTCTCCCCCGCCCTATCAGGCGAGCGTAATAGCGCCCGTGACTTTCAGGGTCAGGGTGCCGGTCATCTTGTCCTCAAGCGGTGCGCCGATCTCGAAGCCGGTCTGAAACGCAGACGCGGACCACGTGTCGCCGCTGCCTGCCCAGTCAATGGTCACGGTCTCCGCCGCGCCGTTGGTGATGATGGGCGGCGACAGCGTGCCGACGAAGGCGATCTCAACGCTGATTTCGCCGTTGTCCACGAGGTCCGTGGGCATGAAGGTGTGGTCGCTGGTCGTGCCCATGTGCGAGGTCTGGATTGACTCCCGCGCGATGCCGCTCCAGTTGACGGCCAGAACGTCGGCAGTGAAGCCGGACGTGCCGAAGGTTATAGTGGTTCCTGTGCCGATCTCGGTAGCCATAGTGCTAGCCTCCTAGTTTTGATAGTGGAGTTCGTATCGTTGATAGACGGAATAGGTCTTGCGCCCCGTGCCGTCTTGGATGGTGACTTCTTCATCGCTCTGCTCGACCATCCAGAGCCGGGCGATCTCGATGGATGTCGCCCCGATGGTTACGGTGGTCCTGTCGTTGACGCCGTCAAGAACGGCCTCGAACTGTTCAGCAAGCGTGGTAAGCGCGTTGTAGGTCTCGCCGTAGAGGTAGAGTTCAACGCTTACGTACTTCAGCCCCGACACGCCGAGCATGTGGTGATCAGGTTCGGTGGTATCGCGGCGGATAATCGCGTAGGGCTTGGCCTGGTCTTCCTCAGCGAAGCCGGGATAAATGCGCGTGCCGATGGCGGATGCAATGCCCGCGTTGTCCAGCAGGAGCTTGCGGATTGCGATCTCGGGCTTGAGCGCGGCCATTACGCGAACGCCACGGCAACAGCCGATTTGATTTCACTCGCGTAGGCCATCCGCGCCTGTTGGATGTTCTCGTCCAGCGCGCGCTTAATGAACGGCTTGGCCTTGGTGCCAGGGTGCCGCACCATGACGGCTTTGTTTCCGAATGCAGGAATGTCGTGCGGCTGTGTGCCACCCTCGACGAGGTGGCCTGTGAATCGCGGATCGTGAACACGCTTCTTGCCTGTGGCGCTCAGGTACTCGCGCCGCACGGACTGCTGTGAACGGATGCCGATGATGATCACGCCGGTCTTGTTACGGCTGTAAACCTTATTCTTGATGCCGATGGACTTCGCGATAGTCTTGGAAGTCTCGCGAGCGTACTTCTTCATGGACTGCCGGATGGGCTTCGCCGCCTTGCTGTTGGCTGCGCGGATGGCCTTGGTGAGTCCCTTTTTCTCAAGGCGGTTCATCATCGCCACAAGTTCGGTATCGCCCACCACTGCGCGGCGGCCCAGGTTCAGTTGTCTCCGGCTGTACGGGTTCATTCGGTGCGCTCACTGCACTGGATCGTCAACAAGATCCCGCGTTCTTCAGGGTTACGTATGCTTTCGACATACAAATAGCGCCCGTCGTACTCGAAGCGAGTCTCGGGTGTGATGGTTGCCGCGTTCGCGCGGATCGTCACCTCGTGAGTGATGCGGTGCGTGGCCTGTTCCGCCTCGAAGCCCTCCTTCGCCGACACAGGAGCGACGCGCGCCCATATGGTTGCGTCGTTGCTCCACGAGCGGATCGCGTCGCCGGTATCGTCCTGCGTGCTGGTGTAGGACTGCACCAGCACCCTATGTCGAAGCGTTCCCGCTCTCATATGCGTTTATGGTCCCTCGGAATTTGTCGATGTTGTCCAGACGCCGGATGGTGTCGGGGATTGGTGTGGCGATACTGCCGGTCAGCACCGGTTCACGGTTCTCGTACCAGTGCGCCGCCTTGAGTCGGATGCTGTGCCGCGTGGTCTCGGGAACGTCCGCCGCTGTGTCGCCGTAGCCC